TAGCGGAGTTAATCGTTGGTTAATGACTTATGAAACACACTCAACGGACGAGTTCCAAAACGCTCCGCTTATTCCTGGTGAGGGTGTGTTAGTAGTTAATGGGATTTATGCGTACATGAGTGCTATAGATTCAGCGCAGATTTATTATGGCTAAGACTCCTGCGTGGCAACGCAAAGAGGGCAAAAACCCTGAAGGTGGTTTAAACGCCAAGGGTAGAGCTTCGTACAACGCAGCCAATCCTGGTAAGCCTGGATTAAAGCGTCCACAACCAGAAGGCGGTTCAAGAAAGAAGTCATTCTGTGCACGGATGTCAGGCATGAAAAAGAAACTAACCAGCGCTAAAACCGCTAACGACCCAGATTCACGCATCAATAAGTCTTTACGGGCTTGGAACTGCAAAGAAGGCGGAGCAATTAAAAGCAAAGCTAAAAAGAAGGTGATATGAAAGAGCATTTAACCGAAGGCACTAAACACGTTGTAGATGGGCTATCTTTAGTTACAGTGATAGGTACACTAACAGATTTATTGCCTGCAGTAGCAGCTTTATTTACAATTGTTTGGACAGTAATTCGTATCTATGAAACCAAGACAGTTCAAGGATGGGTTAGCCGTGCCAAGCGTAAGTAAGAAGCAACATAATTTCATGGCGGCTGTGGCTAATAACCCAAAGTTTGCCAAAAAATCAGGAGTGCCTTCTTCTGTTGGGAAGGAATTTTTAACTGCCGACAAAGGCAAAACATTTAAAGAAGGTGGAACCATGAAAAAAATGAAACCAGTAGACATGAAGAAAAATCCAGGTATGGCTAAGTTACCTACAGCTGTACGCAATAAAATGGGTTTTATGAAAGAGGGCGGTAAAGCGCACTCAGATATAGCTAAAGACAAACCTATGATGAAGAAGGTAGCAGCTAAAGCTGTGAAAGGCCATGAGAAGCGTTTGCATGGAATGGCTAAAGGTGGTGGCGTAGAGGCCAAGGGTAAAACCAAAGGCAAAATGATTAAAATGAATAGAGGCGGAAAGGCTTGCTAATATGAAAAAGATGAAAAAATTTCAAGACGGTGGAACTGCGGATGAAAATTTTACGCCTGAGCAATTAAAGTTCTTAGGTGGTGCAGACCGTACAGACCCATACATTTTGGCTCGTATGCGTAAAGCTGCTCCTGATGCGCCAAAAGCTGCTAAGGTAGATACTAAAGCGGATACCGGTGAACTACGTGATGAGACTGGCGCTACTTCTAAGATCCGTCGCAATACCGAGACTGGTGACCTATACAGCACAGAAGCCCCTACACCAAAGGCTGAAACAAAACCTGCTGCAAAGGCTGAAACAAAATCTGCTCCAAAGGCTGAAACAAAACCTGCTGCAAAGGCAGAGGCAAAATCTGAAATGGGTCCAACCAAAAGAACTACTGTTCAAGATTTTAGAGAGTCTCTTAAAAAAGCTCCAGAGATGCCCGGATCGTACAAAAAAGAAAGCACAGAAAAGCCAAAGACTAAAATAGAACCAGGTACATTTAGTTTTGGTAAAATTGCCAAAAATCTACGTGAGAAAGCCGGCATTACTTCCTATAAAAAAGGCGGCTCAGTTAAGTCTTCAGCTTCTTCTCGTGCTGATGGCTGCGCTGTCCGTGGTAAGACAAAAGGCCGGATGGTATAACTATGCCAAACTACAGACAACCTACTGAAAAAGAAGCGAAAAAGCTTGAAGGCGCTCGCAAGAAAACAGTAGAAGGCATCGAAGCCGAGAAAGATATGTTTTCAAGGCTTATGCCGACTATGGCAAAAGACGCTCGGGATCAGATCCGAGCTGGAAAAGCTATGCGGGAGTCTGTACCTACTGCCGCTCGTGAGGGCGAGGCTTATAATCAAGCTGGCTTTAATAAAGGCGGACTTAATAAAGTTAACCCTACTCCTTCCATCCCAGCAACGCCCGCTAAGCAGAACCCTAACGCAGTAGATAAAGATTCTAAAAAACCTGGCGCCAAAGGCTTTCAAGCAGTTCTTGATAAACATACAGGTGGTAGCAAAAGGGGCGACGATGCACCTGATAATCTTAGAACTGGTGGGAAAGTATCCTCAGCATCTAAACGGGCCGACGGTATTGCCATTAGAGGAAAGACACGCATATGAGATCTAGCCGTGGAATGGGGGACATTAACCCATCTAAGATGCCTGGAAAGAAAACGATCAAGCGTAAGGACAATCCAGAAGATGTGGAAATGTTTGCGGGTGGTGGACTTTATGCCAATATCGCTGCAAAGAAAAAACGTATAGCTTCTGGGTCAGGCGAGAAGATGCGTAGTGCTGGCGCTAAAGGTGCTCCTAAGAAGAGTGACTTTGCCAGTGCTGCTAAAACAGCTTCATACGCCAAAGGTGGTAAGGTTGGTAAGGGTGGCAAAGCCGGAGCTGGTTCGGCAATAGCAAAAAAACTTTTACAAAAACCTGGTTCTTTAACTGCGGCGGATATGTATGCAGAAGGCGGCAAAACTTCTAGTGTTAATAAAGCTGGTAACTATACGAAACCTGGTATGCGCAAATCTTTATTTAACAGTATTAAAGCATCGGCTACTCATGGTACGGCGGCGGGTCAATGGTCTGCTAGGAAGGCACAACTCTTAGCTAAACGCTATAAAGAAAAAGGCGGGGGCTATAAGTGAAATGGTCAGACAAACGCAAAAAGTCAATCAACTGCGACAGCCCAAAGGGGTTCTCGGAGAAAGCCCATTGCGCCAGCAAAAAGAAGAAAATGGCAGGGGGTGGTTTAGCCGCATCACAACGTTCCTTAAAAGCTTGGGGCGACCAAGAGTGGACAACCAAGTCAGGGAAGAAGTCATCCGAGACGGGGGAACGATACCTGCCCAAGAAAGCAATACAAGCGTTAAGCCCAAGCGAGTACGCAGCAACAACACGAGCAAAACGGCAAGGAAAAGCACAGGGACAACAGTTCGTGCCACAGCCAAAAAAGGTAAAAGCAAAAGTAAAACCATATCGAAAGGTGTAAATAGTGGCTGATACAAAAGACTTTATTCAACTACAAGTAGAGGCGTCTGAGCGTTTATATCAAATGATGCTTGATGACCATAAAGAACGAATTAAAGATATGTCGATGTGGGCTGAAACTAGTGTAAGTCTTATGAAAAAACTAGACGAACGAGACGAACTGATAGAAAAGCTTCACAGAGAAATTGAAGTGCTTAAGAATAAATAACTATGGCAAATACAACCGGCCTTACTACATTTAATTTAGATCTTAACGATCTAATAGAGGAAGCATACGAGCGCTCTGGGTTACAGTTGCGTTCTGGCTATGACTTTCGTACGGCCCGCCGGTCTTTAAACTTGCTTACTATTGAGTGGGCAAACCGTGGTATTAACTTATTGACTATTGAAGAAGGCGTAATTCCAATGGTTACAGGGCAGGCAGTATATCCCATACCAGAAGACACAATCGACCTTTTAGACCACGTCATTCGCCAAAACAACGGCACTGCTAGCACACAGTCAGATATTAATATTTCCCGTATCTCTGAGTCTACTTACTCAACCATACCTAATAAGCTAGCAAACGGCCGACCAATTCAAGTTTGGATTAACCGCCAGACTGCAAACACAAACTCAGCGGCGTCTACAACGGTAGCGGTAAGCGGAAACACACCAAGCGTATCTACTACAGACACTACAATTTACGTAGGATCTACAGCAAACTTACCTTCAACTGGGTTTGTTTTAATTGATTCGGAAACTATCGGGTATACCAACGTAACCGACAACCAACTAATAAACTGCGTAAGAGGACAAAACGGAACTACCGCAGCTACCCACGCCACTGGTGCTTCTGTAAAAATACAAAACTTACCATGTATTAATGTTTGGCCTGCCCCTAATGCTGGTGGAGACTATACGTTTGTTTACTGGCGCATGCGCCGCATGCAAGATGCTGGAAACGGTGTAAACATTCAAGACATCCCATTCCGCTTTATTCCCTGTATGGTGGCTGGATTGGCATACTATATTGCAATGAAGAAACCAGAAGTAACGCCAGACAGAGTTCTAGGTCTTAAAGCCGACTACGAACAACAATGGCTATTAGCTTCTCAAGAAGATAGAGAAAAGGCTTCTGATAGGTTTGTACCCCGTCAGTTGTTTTATTAATGCCATCTAAATATGCATCTGGCAAGAATTCGATTGCGGAGTGTGACCGATGTGGTCAGAGGTATAAACTTAAGGAATTACAGAAACAAGTAGTTAAGACCAAGCTTTATAATATTAAGGTGTGTCCTAGCTGTTGGGACCCAGATCAGCCACAGTTATCGCTGGGTTTATATCCAGTTAATGACCCGCAGGCAGTTCGGGAACCAAGACCTGACGTTAGTTATCTGGTCTCAGGGACAGATGTTTTAGGGAATGTGTCTGGCGGTAGTAGGGTATTTCAGTGGGGGTGGGCACCAGTGGGCGGGGCAAGCGGGTTTGATACCGTTTTAACCCCAAACTATTTGGTGGCAATAGGGCAACTTGGTACAATAACAGTATCAACAACTTAGGAGTTTAAAATGGGTTATACATCAACAGCAGACGGAGTAGCCAAAAAAGGTAAGACCGAAGGTACAAATTTAGGCGATAGTGGTCCTACAGTCTTGGGCATGAAGGCAAAGCCAAAGATGGGTGGCAAAAGCCAAATGGACATGAAGAAAATGGGGCGTAATTTAGCCAAAGTCAAGAACCAAGGCATGATGCGTAAAAGCGCAGGGAGAGGTCGATAATGGCTAACTATTCAAAGAAAGTAATGGGCAAAGAAGTTGGAGACGCTAAAGTCTATGCTCCTCCCCATACCATGAAAGGCAAGGCTATTTCTGCCAAGGGATTGACTTCTAAAGGTACGACTGGTGCAGAACAAATGGCTAATATGAATATCTCGGTTGACGGGATTAGTAAAGGTAATGGCAAGCCCGTAAATCAGTACGGCAAGATTGAGATGCGTGGTGCTGGTGCGGCTACTAAAGGCCGTATGTCTAGTGGAAAAATGGGTTAAAGGTATACTTTAATGAACTATGTTCAACTTTACCAAGCAATACAAGATTATGTTGAAACTACTGAACAACTGTTCGTGGACAACATCTCTACGTTTGTTCGGCAAGCTGAACAACGCATTTACAACACCGTTCAGTTACCCCCACTTCGTAAGAACGTAACAGGTACATTAACAGCCAGCAACAAGTATCTTTCTGCACCGCTTGACTACTTATCTACGTTTTCAATGGCAATAATTAAAGCCGACGGAAGCTACGACTATTTACTTAACAAAGACGTTAACTTTATCCGTGAATCATACCCACAGCCTACAGATACAGGGTTGCCTAAGTACTATGCTTTGTTTGGATCACAATACACACTTACGAACGAATTGTCTTTTATTCTTGGACCAACACCAGATAGTAGTTATAACGTAGAACTACACTATTTTTACTACCCTATATCTATTGTGCAAGGAGCTGTAACCTCTGGCACGATTACGCCAGGGTCTGGCTATATCAACAACTTGTACAGTAACGTGCCTATTACGGGTGGTTCTGGGTCGGGTGCTACGGCTAACATTACGGTGGCTGGCAACGTAGTTACAAACGTTCGCTTTAACAACCTAGGTAACTTTTACGTGGTTGGTGACGTAGTTTCTGCCGCTACAGCGAACCTTGGCGGTACAGGATCAGGCTTTCAGTTCACTATTACTGCAGTTGATAACACCCTTGGCACAAGCTGGGTTGGTGATAACTATGACCCATGTTTACTTTATGGTGCAATGCGGGAAGCTGTTATTTTCCAAAAGGGTGAGCAAGACATGGTCACTTATTACGAAAAACAGTTCCAAAATGCTATGGAGCAATTGAATCGCCTCGGCACAGGACTTGAAAGAGGTGACGCTTACAGGGACGGTCAGGCTCGTATACCGGTTAATCCATAATGGCTATCCAGCAAGGTCAGTGCACTATATTCAAAAAGAACTGCTTAAGCGGTTTAGAGAACTTTGCTGCTGGCACACCGTATACATATAAGATTGCGCTTTATACGGCACTTGCTGATTTATCCTACGAAACCTTAATTTATACGACAACCAATGAAATATCAGGCACAGGCTATACACCAGGGGGTAATACGCTGACTCGAATCGTTCCAGCCACTGATGAGCAGGTAGCTTACATATCGTTTCAAAACACTACTTGGAGCCCAGCGAGCTTTACTGCTAGAGGGGCCTTGATCTACAATAGCACTACAAATGCAGCGGTTGCGGTACTAGATTTTGGATCAGATAAAACGGCTACAAATACGTTTACTGTAACTTTCCCAACGGCGGATGCAGCAAACGCCATTATTAGATTGACTTAAGGAGTATTTATGAGTTCTGAAATAACAAAATTAGGCGACAGCTTTGGAGCTAGTGCTTCTTATGGCGGTGGTTCTGCTGAGACTGTTGGGTTAGAAGGTGTGTATGTGGCTACTTGTTATGGCGCTGATGGCGTTGAAAAATGGTCTGACACTATTGAAAACCTGACTACCAACGTAGGTCGTAAGAATTTAATGGATTCTTACTTTGGTAACACAGGCGGCGGTGCCATCATTATGGGCTTAGGAGGCGCTAATGCTGTCCCAGTATTTACCCCAGCTTATGCTGATACTCAAGCATCACACGCTGGCTGGTTTGAAGTTGGCGGTGCTAACGCTCCTACCTACTCTGGAACCCGTAAAACTCCAAGTTTCTCAGCGGCTACAACTGCTAACCCGTCTGTTCTAGCTACTTCAGCTGCGGTGGTGTTTAGCATGACTGGCTCTGGTACCGTTTATGGCGCTTTTATTAACGTAGGTGGTTCTACAGCGATTGATAACACCACAGGCACTTTGTTTAGCATCGGTGCATTTACGGCTGGTTCTAAAACGGTTACTTCTGGCGATACCATCAACGTCACGTATACACTCAGCGCTGCTGGCTAAGGAGCTTTAAATGGCTCTTCAGTTAAGAGATAGGGTATTAGAAACAGCCTCGGCTCCTGGCACAGGCACAGTTACCCTTCTTGGCGCTTCGTTAGGATACCAATCCTTTAATACCGCTTTAACTAGCGGTAGTACTACTTATTACACGATTGCGGATTTAGGCGGTGCAAACTGGGAAGTTGGTGTTGGTACGTTTACTTCTCCAAACCAGCTTGTACGTAATACTGTTTATTCTTCTAGTAATGGTGGTTCTACAGTTAACTTTAGTTCTGGCACACAGAACGTATTTATTACTTACCCGTCTTCGCAGTCAGTAAACCTTGATGCTTCTAACAACGTGTCTCCGCTTGGGACTGTAGCTTCAGGAGTTTGGAATGGTACTGCAATTGTTACGACTTATGGTGGTACTGGGCTTACTTCCTATACTGCTGGTGATCTACTTTATTACACTTCTGGTACTGCTCTGTCTAAACTGGGTATTGGCGCCAACGGATACATTCTTACTTCAAACGGTACAGCTCCAACGTGGGCAGCAAACACGGCAGCCACTCCAGACGATGCGTACTTTTTATCATTTATGATGGGTTAATATGGCAACTTATTCAAACAACTCGTATGCGGTAAAGAACGTCAGTACGTCTGGCTCAACTGCTATATCAAGCATTGCTTCTGGTACTGTTGCGGTCTCAAGCCTCATCTTAGCAAACACAGGCGCAAGCCCAATTACTGTTAGCGCTTATATCACTCGTAGTTCAGTGAACTACTACCTCGTCTATGTAGCTACTGTGCCTGTTGGTGGTTCTTTAGAAGTCATTCAAGGCAACCGTGTTGTGCTAAAAACTAGTGATTCTCTGACTGTTGTTGCTGGTACGGCTACTTCTTGTGATGCGTTTGTTTCTGCTTTGACTGCGACCTAACATGGCATACATCGGAAATACTGTTGAGAACCAAGGCTTTACCCCAGCCATTGATTACTTCAATGGTAACGGCGTTACTGTAACGTTTACTCTATCACGCCCTATTGCTTCTGTAGCGCAGGTAATTGTTGCGATTGATAACGTTATTCAAAACCCAAGCTCAAGTTTTACCATAGCTGGTAATGCAATTACATTTAGTTCTGCCCCGCTGTCTGGCACAAACAACATCTGGGTTGAGTACACAAGTCTAATTACGACTTATCAAGCCATTTCTCAAGACCCAACCGTTATTGGTGACATTAGAGCTACTGGCGGTTACTTAGCCGAGGGTGACTTTGGTAACTCGTTTGTTGACGGCGCAATCCTTGACTACGTTACAGGTAGAGGCCGAGTTACTGTAGGCGACTTAGATGACATCACTTTCTACCACGGCGGCACAGCTGGTCGTTCTGCAATGATGGATTTGTATTACGCTGGTGGCGCTAAAGTTTACGGAACTACTGCGTTAACTATTCCTGTTGGTACAACTGCCCAAAGACCTACTGGCGCTAACGGCATGATTAGGTACAACACCACACTTGGCGTTTTAGAAGGTTACATTAACGGTGCTTGGACAACCGTAAAAGATAGCTCTTATTCCGTAGAATATCTTGTAATTGCTGGTGGCGCAGGTGGAGGCGCACAGCACGGTGGAGGAGGTGGATCTGGCGGGTATCGCTCTTCTGTAATCGGAGAATCTTTCCAAGAACCCGTATTAAATATTTTTCCAGGAACTTCCTATACCGTAACTGTTGGTGCTGGCGGTGCAGGTGGGACAAGCGGACAGCCTGGAACTAATGGAAACAACTCTGTGTTTGGGTCTATTACATCAGTTGGTGGCGGCGGTGGTGGTGGCTGGGGAGTTAGTCCTTTTGGAGGCTTAAATGGCGGTTCTGGGGGTGGCGCTTCTTTAACAGGTGTGGGTGGTAACGCAACTGCTGGACAAGGATTTAATGGTGGGGATACTGGGCCACAAGGCATAAACTCAACCTTCCCAAATGGTGGATCGGGCGGCGGCGGCGCTAATAATATCGGTGAAAGTTCGCAGAGTTTATCTAAAGCTGGTAATGGCGGTAATGGGCTTTCTTCATCTATTACTGGAACATCAGTAACTCGTGCTGGCGGCGGCGGCGGCGGTTCCCATAGCCCATATGCAATTGGTATTGGTGGTTCTGGTGGTGGTGGTAATGGTGGTCTAGGAAACAACGGAGCCCCAAGTGGAACTGGCGGAGATGGTACTGTGAATACTGGCTCTGGCGGCGGCGGTTCTGGTTCTAATTCAGCTAACGGTGGGGCTGGTGGTTCTGGCGTAGTTATCATTCGTTACTCAGGCGCTCAACGAGGTACAGGCGGAACCGTTACATCATCAGGCGGATACACTATTCACACTTTCACATCATCTGGTACATATACGGCTTAAGGAGAAAACATGGGACATTTTGCAAAAGTAGTTGACGGTAAAGTTACACAAGTGATTGTGGCTGAACCTGATTTCTTTCAAACATTCGTAGATTCAAGCCCTGGTGAGTGGATTCAAACATCCTATAACACCATTGAAAATAAACACCCAGAAAACAGACCATTGCGTGGTAACTACGCTGGTGTTGGCTACACATACGACAGAGAAAACGATGTGTTTATTGCCCCAAAACCATCTGATGACGCTACACTAAATACTGAAACATGGCTATGGGAAGTTCCTGTAGTTGAAGAAGCACAAGAGAGCTAAATAATGCCAATAAGCACCATTGACCAAAAAGGCTTAAACGCTCCGCTATCTTTAACGACACCAAACCTTGGCACCCCATCTGCTATTAATTTAAGTAATGCTACTGCTTTACCCGCTAGCGCTTTACCTACTGGATGTATTTTACAAGTTCAATACGCAACTATTGGAACAGCCTTTACTACAACCAGCCAGACTGCGGTAAATTCATCTTTGTATGTATCAATAACACCTAGCTCTACATCAAGCAAAATTCTTGTTATTTGTACTGGTTCTTTTGGTTACGCTAATAGCGGTAGCTCTAATTTTGGATTTCAATTATGGCGAAATGGTGTAACTGGAACTCAAATTGGTAACGGCACAATTAATACAACTGGAGCAGTAAGTCAGCTTGATATGCCCGGAGCGTTAAGTGGCTATGACACGCCATCTACAACTTCTTCTATTAATTACTATTTAGGTGTTAATACACAACCTAGTGTTGGTGGAACAGTTCGAGTTCGTGAAGGTTCTTCAATTATTGCTATGGAAATACGTTAATGCCATACATCGGAAACCCCATATACCAATCGGCTTTTGTAGTCGATCAATTCAACGGTAACGGCTCTACTACGGCTTTCACAATGTCGGTGGCACCTGCTGGGGTTACTAACGTACTGGTAGCGGTATCTGGTGTTCTTCAAGACCCAAGCACATATGGCGTTGTTGGCAATACGATTACTTTTACAGCAGCCCCACCCTCTGGTACAGGCAATATCTCATGCCGTTATCTTGGCGTACCTGCTTCTGGCGTAACAACCACAGCTTACAGAACCGTAACGGAGTTTACTGCAACCGCTAGCCAAACAACATTCACACCTCCTAGCTACACCGTAGGCTTTATTAACGTCTATTTGAATGGTGTGCTTTTAGGCTCTGCTGATTACACTGCTACTAACGGAACTACTGTTGTTCTTACTACGGGCGCTTTGGCTGGTAATCTGGTTACTGTAGAGTCTTTCTTAGTTAGTTCTGTTCTTAATGCTATTGCTAATACAAACAATTCTGTTACAGCTTTAAATTTAGCATTGGGCGCTTCTGCTTATAATTTGGCTTCTGTTTCTGGTACTACTTACAACCTTGAATATCTTATCGTTGCTGGCGGTGGTGGCGGAGGTGGTCGTGTAGGTGGCGGAGGTGGTGGTGGCGGTGTCTTAAATGGTTTTGTAACTGTTACATCAGGCACTGGATATAGCCTTGTAATTGGCGCTGGCGGCACTGGCGGTGCATCAGGTGTTAATGGAACCGTTGGGTCAAACTCTACTGGATTTAGCTTAACTGCTATTGGTGGTGGTAATGGAATGGGGCTTGGCGGTGCAGCTTTAACTACTGGTGGTTCTGGTGGCGGTTCTTCATTTACTAATAATGCTTTTGGTGCGGGGACTGCGGGACAAGGATTTAATGGGGCATCTTCGTTTACAGCAGCTGCATCTTATGGTGGTGGAGGCGGTGGCGGTGCTGGAAGCCCAGGAACAAACGGAACAAACGGTTCTGGCGGTAATGGTGGTAATGGATTGTTATCTCGCATTAGTGGTTCTTATGCTTTTTATGCTGGCGGTGGCGGTGGCGGTGTCACTTCAGTAAGCGGTGGTAATGGTGGCGCTGGCGGTGGAGCTTTAGGTGGAAATAATACAGTTGGCTCAAATGCAAGTGCTAATACTGGCGGTGGGGGTGGCGGTGGCGGTGATGGTCTAGCTGGTGGTAATGGCGGTTCAGGAATCGTTATTGTTTCTTACCCAGGCGCTACTCGTGGCACAGGTGGAACTATTACCTCTGTTAATGGATACACCATTCATACATTTACTTCTAATGGGACATTCACAGCATGACACAAGCAGCTAACTTAGGCGCTCTCGGTACTAACGCAGGTACTACTGGTATTTTGCCAGCAGCGGGGGGTGGTACGGGAACTGCATCGGGCGTAACTGGATTCAAGAACAGAATCATAAACGGGGCGATGGGAATTTGGCAAAGAGGAACAACATCAACTTCTATTGGTTATCAAACTGCCGACAGATGGTCTTTTTATGCAGATTCATCAAGAACTGTTGCTCAATCATCTGAT